AAATGGAATAACTTTTAATGCAAATAATATAGTTTGGACTGTTTCTGTTGCAGTTCCTGGTCAAGGTGGTGGTGGTGGTACTGATATTTGGAAAAATGCAACTGCATTTCAAAGTAGTACAATAACTCCATTTAATATACCTGAGCAAATACCTGAAATGACAATAATTAGTTTCTTAACATCTTTATTTCAGATGTTTAATTTAACTGCTTATATAGATAATTCAGGCACAATAGTAGTTAAGACCTTAGATAGTTATTATGCTTCAGGTTCTGCTAGTCCTATTGTAATAGATGAGTATTTAGATGTAACAAAATCTACATCTAATGTGGCTTTACCATTCAAAGAAATAGTATATAAATATAAAGGCTTAGGAACTTTTTTAGCCAAACAATATAATCAGCTAAACAATATTGAATGGGGTACATTAAAATATACTTTAAATAACGAAACTTTTGATGCTCCTAATAACACATATAAAGTTGAAATTCCATTTGAACACGTTTTATATGAAAGATTAATTAATGTTAATACAGCAGTATCTGCACCTGCAAACGAAACAACGATTCAATATGGGTATTTTGTTGATGACAATCAAGAATCTTATTATGGTTTGCCTTTAATTTTTTATGCAATAGAAGTTAGTAATGGAACTCATATAGCATTACAGACAGGAACAGGAACAGAAGATGTAGATGATTATATTATTCCATCAAACAGTCTAGAGATAGGAACAACCAATGAAACTAATATTAATTTTAGTGCTGAAATAAATGAATATGATGGTTCAGAATTTATTAGAACATTATTTAATAATAATTATAGCACTTACATAAACAACGTATTTAATATAAGCAGAAGGCTTTTAAAAGTTAATGCAGTTTTACCTCAAAAAATATTTCATAATTTACAACTAAACGACTTAATACAAATAAGACAACAGAACTATCAAATAAATTCTATTACAACAAACCTTACAAATGGCAAAAGTCAATTAGAATTATTAAATGTTGGCAATCCTTATTATAGGTCTTTAGAAAATATTACATATCAAGGAACAGGTGGTGGAACTTTATATTATAATTATTCTATTGGAGAAGCAACTAGTATATCACTTGGAGATACAATGTATAATAATGCAACATTAACTAGCACAGCAAGTTCAGGAACATATACTCAATCAGGTTCATCAACCAATGATACTTATTGTGAAAATGGTTGTTTTATGATTATGGTATTAAATTCATCTGGGGTAATAACCTCATTAACTTGTGGATGCCCTTAAAATAAAATTATGATTAAAAATATATTAGACTTGCTGAATTTAGCAACAGGAGAAACTGAAAATATCAAAATAGCAAAAGGTAAATATGCTTTACCTAAAAATTTCAAAGATGCTTACAAACAAATAAAAAACAACATCAAATGGCAATAGTAACAAAAACTTTCGAGGTTAAATTAACTACTAAACAAGCACAAGCTAATATTGATGAATTAAATAAGTCTTTAGAAGCACAGACAGACCTTATACAAGAACTGGAAGATAATATTAGTGATTATGAAAGGGAACTAGAAGGAATGAATAAGCAGGATGCTAATCGCATTAAACAGACTAAAGAATTAATTAAACAAACTAAAAAACAATTACAAGAAGAAAAGCAAGGTTTAAAGCAAGTTAATGCTGATAGAAAGATAGCTAATCAACAATTAAAAGAAGCAGAACAAAATACTGCAGATTATTCAGGAGTTTTAGGTATTGTAGATAACCAATTGGGTGGTGCTATTTCAGGTTTCCAAGGAATGACTAAAAGCATTGGTGGGGCAACCAAAGGTTTTGGTTTAATGAGAACTGCTATTATTGCAACAGGATTAGGTGCTTTAGTATTAGCGATAACTTCAGTTGCAGCAGCATTTACAGGGTCAGAAGAAGGTCAAAATAAGTTTGCTAAAATAATGGGAGTAATTGGTGCTGTTACAGGTAATGTAGTAGATTTGATGGCAGATTTGGGTGAAGCTATAATTAGTGCTTTTGAAAACCCTGTAGAGTCTTTAAAATCTTTTGGTAATTTAATAAAAGATAATTTAGTTACTAGATTTGAGGGATTAATAAATTTAGTTCCTAGTCTTGGAAAAGCAATAACACAATTATTTAAAGGTAATTTTTCTGAAGCAGGTAAGATAGCTGCAGATGCAGTTGGAAAAGTAACACTAGGAGTTGAAAGTGTAACAGATACAATAAATAGTGCCACAGAAGCAGTAAAACAATTTACAGCAGAACAAATAAAAGAAGGTAAGGCAGCAGCAGAAGTTGCTGATATGAGAGCCAAAGCTGACAAAATAGAAAGGGATTTAATTGTTGATAGAAGTGAGTTAGAATCGCAAATAGCATTATTAAGATTAAAATCAAGAGAAGAAGAAAAATTTAGTGCTGCTGAAAGAAAACAAGCTTTATTAGATGCTCAAAAACTAGAAGACCAATTATTAGATAAAGAAACTGAATTTTTAGAATTAAGGCGTGATGCACAAGTTTTAGAAAATACTTTTAGTAGAACTAATAAAGAAAATCTATCTAAAGAAGCTGAAGCAATAGCAGCAGTTAATAGACAACAAGCAGCTAGAGCAAATACAGCAAGACAATTACAAAGGGAAGTAAATACAATTAGCAAACAAATAACAGCAGAAGAAAAAGCAGAAGCAACTGAATTAGCTAATTTTAAAAAATCTATTAGAGATGCAGAAGCAGTTTCTCAACAAGAAAAAAGAGACCTTGAATTAATAAAAATACAAGAGCATTATGATGCACTAATATTACAAGCTGAAGAAAATAATGTAAATACAGACCAACTACAATTAGCAAGAGATGAAGCATTAAAAGCAAAACAAATTGAATTTGATGCAAAAGATGTCGCTCAAGCTAAAAAGACCTCTGATGAAAAAACTAAAATTAAAGAGGAAGAATTAGCAAAAGACCAAGCATTAGAAAATGCAAAATTAGCATTTGCTGGTACAGTTGGAAATGCTATGAAAGCACTAGCAGGAAAAAATAAAGCATTAGCAATAGCAGGTGTTGTTGTATCTCAAGCAGCAGCAATAGGGAATATAATATCTCAGACAGGAATTGCTAACGCTAAAGCAGTTGCTGCTTCTCCTTTAACATTAGGTCAGCCATTTGTAACTATGAATACAATATCAGCAGGTCTATCAATAGCAGGTGCAATTAAATCAGCTAGTCAATCTATATCACAAATAAAAAACTCAGACAAATCAACAAGTGCTGTTTCAGCAGGAAGTTTACCATCAGCAGGAGGAGGTGGCTCTGCACCACCTGTAGAACCTGCACCACCTGCATTTAATATAGTTGGAGCAAGTGGTACAAATCAATTAGCAAATGTTATAGGGGGTCAAACTCAAGCACCTGTACAAGCCTTTGTAGTTGCTAGTGAAGTTACATCAGCACAAGCATTAGAAAGAAACACTATTGAGGGTGCAACGATAGGATAAATACAAATTTAAATTTTTAATACGTTATATAATTATGAAAATAATAGAACTAATTTTAGATGAAGAACAAGAAGAAAGTGGCATAGATGCTATTTCTATTGTTGAAAGTCCAGCTATTGAATCTGATTTTGTTGCTTTAAATTCACAAGAAATTAAATTAGCAGAACTAGATAAAGAAAAAAAAATATTATTAGGTGCTTTATTGATACCTAATAAACCAATTTACAGAAATGGAAACGAAGGGGATTATTATATATTCTTTTCAAAAGATACTATAATGAAAGCATCTCAGATGTATTTAAAAAATGGTTATCAAAATAATTCAACACTAGAACACAAAGAAGCGTTGAATGGATTAACACTTGTTGAAAGTTGGATAGTAGAAGACAAAGTACACGACAAGTCAAGAAAATATGGACTAGATGTTCCTGTAGGTACTTGGATGGGAGCAGTAAAAGTAAATAATGAAGATATTTGGCAAGAATACGTTAAAACTAATAAAGTTAAGGGTTTTTCTATTGAGGGTTACTTTGCAGATAAAATGGAAAGACCTAAAGAATCAATCAAAGAAGATATGTCAGAAGATGATAAACTACTTAATGAAATAAAAAACATACTGACAAATGAAACGGAATAACAATAGACCATATATACCTAGTAGAACAAGCCCTAAGGGAAGTTCTAGAGCGTGTTTATGTTGGGATACTAATAAATATTCTATTGATTGTTGTGATGGCTCAATACACGCACAAGGCATCGGAGTAATCACAAGAATAACTTGAAAATGCAAAATTAAATCAAATAATCGTTATATAAATAATATGAAATCAACTGAAATGTTAAACCAAATTAAAACACTTCTAAACATCGAGGTAAAACTTGAGGAAATGAAGTTAGAAAATGGCACTATCGTAAGTGCTGAATCATTTGAAAAAGGTAAAGAAATTTTTATCGTAACAGATGATGAAAAAGTAGCAATGCCTGTTGGCGAATATATGCTAGAAGATTCAAGACTAGTAGTTGTAGAAGAAGAAGGAATTATCGGAGATGTTAGAGAAGTATCTGATGAAGTTCCACAGAAAGAAGGAGAAGATGGAGAAGAAATCACTTCAGATTTAAAAGAAGATGACTACGAAGAAGATAAAAAAGATGAAGAAAAAATGGCTGATGTTGGAGATTGGGAAGGAATGGAAAAAAGAATCCAAAACCTAGAAGATGCTATCGCTGATTTAAAATCAGATAAAGAAAGTAAAATGGAAGAAGAAGAAATGAGTTCTGATTCACAACCATTAAAATCAAGAACAGTAAAAGAAGAATTTTCTGAAGAAGTAAAAAAAGAAGAATTATCTGAAGCTGCTGTTAAGCCAATAAAACATAACCCAGAATCAGTTAGTAAAACAAAAAAGGTTGAATTTGCAAAAGGTAAGTTTAACACGACACTAGATAGAGTATTAAATAAATTAAATAAATAATAAAAAAAATGAGTAATCTAAAAAATGTAAATTTAGCAACTGCTGTAAATATCACTACTACGTATGCAGGTGAGTTCGCAGGAGAATATATTGCTGCAGCACTTCTTTCAGCATCTACAATTGATGATGGAGGATTAACAGTAAAAGCAAATATCGCTTACAAAGAAGTAATTAAAAAATTAGCAACAGGTTCTTTAGTTAGTCCTGCTAGTTGTGATTTCACACCTAATTCATCTGTAACACTTACAGAAAGAATTATCCAACCAGTTGAGTTACAAGTAAACCTACAATTATGTAAGTATGACTTCGTAAACGATTGGGAAGCACAACAAATGGGGTATGGATTAAATCAATCTTTACCACCAAAATTCTCTGACTTTATGATTGCTCACGTAGCAGCAGAAGTAGCACAAAATACAGAATTATGTATTTGGCAAGGAGATACAGCAGCAGGAGCAAACAATTCATTTGATGGGTTTGAAAAACTAATCGCAGCTTCAGCAGCAGCAGGAGATATTCCAGCAGGACAACAAATTGCAAAAGCAGCAATAACAGCAGCAAACGTAATTGATGAATTATCTAAAGTTGTAGATGCTATACCATCTTCACTATACGGAAAAGAAGATTTATTCATTTACATCCCTTCTGCAATAGCTAAGGCTTATGTTCAAGCATTAGGAGGATTTGCAGCTAACGGATTAGGAGCAAATGGTGTAAACGCACAAGGTACACAATGGTGGAACAATGGTTCACTAAGTGTAAATGGTGTTAAAATCTTTGTTTGTCCAGGAATGAGTAGTGATGTAATGTATGCAGCACAAAGAAGTAACTTATACTTTGGAACAGGAATCTTAAATGACACTAACGTAGTGAAAGTTTTAGATATGGCTGACTTAGATGCTTCAAACAATGTTAGAATGGTAATGAGATTTACTTCTGCAGTACAATTTGGTATTGCTTCTGACATCGTAGAATACGCATAATAATTAACTAACTGAATTAAGGCAGGTAGAATAATCTGCTTGCCTTTTTTTTTAAAATAAATATAAATACTATGGCTTGTACACTAAACACAGGTAGAAAAGTACCTTGTAAAAGTGCCTTTGGGGGAATAAAAACTGTTTACTTTGCTGATTATGGAACTATTGCATCAATTGCAGTAGATTCAACAACAAAAGAAGCAACAATCACAAATGGTTCGCCTGCTCCAACTTGGTACGAATACGATGTAAAAGGTAATTCATCTTTAGAAACAACTGTAACAAGTTCTAGAGAAAATGGTACTACTTTTTATACTCAAACTTTAAACTTAACATTAACTTATTT